GCACGCGGCAATGCAGGGTTTGCAGCCGCAGCAGCGGCACCTTCTCGGCGCCGATCAGCGCCTGCGCGACCGCCCCGTTGTAGGCGCGAACCAGGCCGCCCGCGCCCAGCTTGATGCCGCCGAAGTTGTGCGCGTAGTGCAGGCCGCGCGCCAGCTCGCGGGCGATGTACACGGCGACGTCGATGGGGAAGGCGACCCGCTGGCACTCGCGGCGATGCGGCAGACGACGTACGGCACGCGCCGGAAAACGCTGAAGACGTCCACGCCGACGGACGAGATGACGAGCCGCGTCGAACCGGCTTACAAGGCTGGCACGCAAGAGCATTTCCATGTGCCGTGCCCGGAATGTGGCGCGTTCCAGCGCCTGCAATGGGGGCGTCTCAAGTGGCCGAAAGATGACCCGGACGCCGCGCAGTATCAATGCGAAGGCTGCGAGGCCATGTTCGCCGAGCGCCACAAGGCAACCATATTGCCGCGCGGGATCTGGGTTGCAGACAACCCGGGCGCCAGTCGCATCCGATCGTTCCACCTGTCGAGCCTGTACTCGCCGCTCGGCTGGGCGTCGTGGGGGCAACTGGCGCGCGAGTTCGTGCAGGCGAAGGCGCTGGCCGGACATGGCGATACCAGTCAACTGAAGGTCTTCGTCAACACGCGTCTGGCCGAGACGTGGAAGGACGCCGGCGAGCAGACCGACGCGCACGGCCTGATGAAGCGCGCCGAGCCGTACCCGCTGCGCACCGTGCCGGATGGCGTCGGCGTGCTGCTGGCCTCGTGTGACGTGCAGGGCAACCGCATTGAAATGCTCGTCGTCGGCTGGGGCAAGGGCGACGAGTGCTGGATTATCGATCACCGCGTGCTGTGGTCCGACCCGGCGGACCTGTTGTCGGGAAAGGATCCGCAACTCGACGCGGCATTGCGCGCGACCTACCGCAACGGCGCCGGGCATGAATTGCCGATCGCCGCGACGGCCATCGATTCAGGCGGCCACAACACGCACGACGTTTATATGTTTTGCCGAGCGCGCCGGCACCTGCATGTGTTCGCGGTCAAGGGATCGTCGATCGGCGGCAAGCCGATTCTGGGCAAGCCGTCCGCCGTCGATGTCGACTACCGCGGCCAGAAAATTCGGGACGGCGCGCAGTTGTGGCTGGTGGGATCGGATACCGCCAAGGAATTGATTTTTAACCGGCTGGCGGTCGACGCACCGGGACCGGGATTCGTGCACTTCTCCGCCGACCTGGACGCCGAGTTTTACCAGCAATTGACCTCTGAAAAACTGGTGACGCGCTACCACAAAGGCCGGCCGCGTCGCGAGTGGGTGCCGATCAAGGGCCGGCGCAATGAAGTGCTTGACATGCTGGTTTACAACATCGCCGCCGCGATCTATGCCGGCGTGCCGCGCATGACTGCGGACCGCTGGGACGAACTGCGCCGGACGCTGGAAGTCAGGGAAACGCCGCGACCTTCTCCCGCGCCCGTTTCGTCGACGCCGGCGGTACCGGCGCAGCCTGCCGCGAGCACTACTTCGAACGATTGGCTGCGCGGGCGCGGTCAGGATTGGATGAGAGGGCGATAAATGGCATTTGCACAGTCGGACCTGCTCAGTCTCGAGGCCGCGATCGCGGACGGCACGCTCGAATGTCGCATCGGCGACAAGATCGTGAAGTTTCCGAGTTTCTCCGACCTTCGGGAGCGCTATGCGTTCATAAAGTCCGAGCTCGAGGCTTCAGGGCTGCTCGCGGCGCCGACCGGCATCAAGCAACGCACGGCGCTCGCCGCGCATTCGCGGGACTGATGCGCATGAACTGGCTCGACCGGGCGATCGCAGCGGTTGCACCGGAGACAGGTATGCGCCGACTTCGCGCGCGCGCCGCAATCGGCGTCATGGACGGCGCGCTGAAGACGCGCAGTTACGACGGCGGCAAGATGGGCCGGCGCACGCAGGGCTGGGTCACAAAGTCGGACGCGCCGTCGCAAGCGGTCATCATCGACCTGAACACGCTGCGCAACCGTTCGCGCGACCTGGTGCGCAACAACCCGTATGCGCGCCGCGCTGTGTCAACAATTCAGCGGCACATGGTCCGCGGCGGGATACAAGCGGTCTGGGATAACCAGATGGCAAGCAAAGCATGGAAGTCGTGGTGCAAACAGGCGGATTTCCGGGGTCAAACGACCTTCGCCGGCATTCAGGCGCAGGCCGTTCGCTGCTGGGAAGAGGCCGGCGAGGTACTGATTCGCAAACGCATCGCGCCCTCGTCGATGGGTATGGCCGTACCGCTGCAGCTGGAGGTGCTCGAGCCGGACTATCTGGCGACCTGGAAGACGCAACAACTGGCCGACGGCTTCATCATCGCCGGCGTCGAGTTCGACAAAGACGGGCGCCGCCGCGGTTATTGGCTGTATCCGTCGCACCCCGGCGAGACGATCCCGCTGAATGCGAACTTCACGCCCGTATTTGTACCGGCATCGGAGATCCTGCACGCATACAGCATGGTGCTCGGACGGCCGGGTCAGGTCCGCGGCGTGCCGCAGTTGGCAACGGCAATGCTGCGCCTGCGCGACTTGGACGAATATCAAGAGGCCGAACTCGTCCGCAAAAAGATAGAGGCGTGTTTCTCGGTCTTCGTCACCAACAGCAGCGGCAACGCACCGGGCATCCCAGGCGTTACCAGCGCAGTCGACTCAGCCACCGGAATGCGCATCGAGACAGTCGCACCGGGCATGGTCAACTACATGCGCCCCGACGAGGATGTGACGTTCGGTCAGCCGACACCGTCGCCCCAGGACGGCTACACGCGCGAGATGCTGCACTCGATCGCAGCCGGTTCGGAGGTCACTTACGAGCAGATGACGGGCGATCTGACGCAGGTCAATTTTTCGTCGATGCGCGCCGGCAAGCTGGAATTCTTCGCGCTGATCGACCAGAAGCAGCAGTTGGAATTTATTCCCCAGGTCTGCAACCCGATCGCGGGATGGTGGGCGCAACTGGCGTTCATCAACGGCGCCGTGCGCGCGAAGGCAATCGAGCCGACCGACTGGACATGCCCGAAGCCGGAATTTACCGATCCGTTGAAGGATGTGCTCGCGCTCAAAGAGCAGGCGCGCGGCGGCATCATTTCCCTGCGCGAAGCAATCCGCCTATCCGGCTACGACCCCGAGACGGTGTTCGCGGAAATCATCGCCGAACGCGCCGAACTGAACGCGGCCGGCATCGTTGTCGATACCGACGCATCCGTGGCAACCCTGAAACTTGGCGCCGGAGGCTCAACCGAGCCCGCTGCACCGCCTGCAACACCCGCGAAGGAGTAAGCCATGCCCGACGGCACGCAGATTGCACAATTCCCGCTCGAGACGCGCCTCGCCCCCCTCAACAGTTTCGACGCCAAGGAGCGCACGGCGACGGTCATCGTCTCGGCCGGCGCCGCAGTCAAGCGCTACGACTGGATGCGCGAGCGCTACTACAACGAAGAGCTCGTCATCAGCGCTGACGCCGTGAATCTGACGCGCATCAACGGCTCGGGCGTGTCGGTGCTGAACAACCATGATCAATGGTCCGGTCTCGACGCCGTGCTCGGCCGCGCCAGCAATGGCCGGCTGGAAAACAAGCAACTCATCGCGGACGTGCGCTTCTCGCAACGCGATGAGGTCGCCGGCCTGATCCGCGACATCGGCGACGGCATCATCACCGACGTGTCGGTCGGCTACACCCGCGACCAAATCGAGATGGTGCCGCCCGACGTCTCGAAGATGGGCATCGACGCACCATGGACCTATCGCGTCACGAAATGGACGCCGATGGAAGTGTCATTCGTTACCGTGCCGGCTGATCCCGATTGCGGGATGCGCAATGTCAACGGGCAATTGCAGGATGCGACCGGAAAAACGGTGCGCACCTTCGATTGCGCAGTATCCGAGTTCACCAACCCGGCGCTTGCTGGCGCCGATCACCGAAAGGAAGTATCCATGCCCGACATCAACACCACGGCGCCGGCACCCGACAAAACTGCCGACAATGAGGCCGCTCGCCTCGCCACCGAAAAGGCCGCAAAGGATGCGACCACCGCCGAGCGCAAGCGCGGCGCCGACATTCGCGCCGCCTCGCGCGCCGCGCAACTGCCGGACGAGTTCGCTGATGCT